GTTCCGGACCTCGACCCACACTTGTCTTTTCTGTTGACAGCCTACGCTACGGACCCGATGATGGGGGGGAGTGATCAACCGCTCACGTGCCGCCCTTTCCCCACTTGCTTGCCGGCGCGGGGGATCGGGCGGTTCTTTTCTATCATTCTGCGGATCGCGTCGACGAAGACTCGATACGACAAAAAATCCGTCATGCCGCCACCAGACCTCGACCTTGCGATCTTCGCCATCAAACACAAAGCGCCTTTGCGCTAACCGCTCTGTGAACATTACTTCCCCCTTGCCTTCGCGATGGCGGCCTTCACGTTGTCCTCGTGGTGACAGAACGTGTTCGACTGATGCCTGCCGCGAGACGTGAACGCGACGTCGCATCGGCACTGCAGGTCAGGGAGCAGCTCTTCCAACGCCGCTAGCAGTTCAGGCGCGGCGGCGATGAGGTAGGCGTCTGCGTTCTGGCGTTTGCTGCTGAACTTGCGCACCTCCTCATCCGCAGTACCCACAAAGGCAACGATGCAATCCGGACCGTGCACAGTGTTAGCGCCAGACAACGTCCACGGACCCGGTGTGTGCTTGCTCATCTTCCCTCCGTGTCGTGCAGTTCGTCGCCTGGTACTTTGTTCCATTCGTGCATGGCCTTATCGACCATCCATACATATTGGTCGCAGTTCTCGCGCCATGTTCTGACCGCTTTTGCCAGCTCATCCGCAAGACGAAGCCGTTTCTGCGCGGCGTCAAGCTGGATGCCTACTTCGAAAAGTTCGCGCTCAAGAAAAGCGCAGCGTTCTTCAAGCGTCATCGAACACCATCTCACACCACGTCGTCGACGACTCGTAGACGCGCACCGCACACAACCATTGACCGATCGACGTTTGTTTCAGCTTGCTTGCAATCCATGTGACGAGCACTTCGGTTGTGGGGTTGTCGAGCCCCTCGATCTCGTTCAGCAGCCGATGATCGAGCTGGTCGTTGAGCGGTGCCCATGCTGCCGCAATCTCCGCATAGTCGACGAACCATCCCATGCGCTTGTCAGGAACACCGCGCAGCCGAAGTTCGACAACGTAGGTATGTCCATGCATCCGTCCGCACTTGTGTCCCTCGCAAACGTGCGGAAGCCAATGGGCCGCGTCAAAGTCAAAGCGCTTGCTGATCGTTACTTCGTTCATGTATCACCTTAGAAAAGAGTTTTTTGCCCCGTGGCGTTCTCAAAAGCCCGCAGCGCCTTCCACGACCAAAGCATCTGCGAACTGTCCACGCTATCTGCGTTCATTGCGCATGCGCGGTCCCATGCCCGTATCGACGAGCATCGCCCATAGTGGAAACGTGTCCCGTACTTGTGTGCCATAGCGCACCACATCGGCGCCGTTTTCTTGAATTCCGTTGAACCCCCCAGAAAGATTCCGCTAAAAAGATTGCAAGCCAGATAGTTTTCCACCCGCTCACTATCCATGCCGTCCTGAACCGCCAAATAAAGTGGCCACTCGCGCGGCAGCCTTGTTCGCCACTCAAGCGAGAAGTCGAGCGAGGCATTACCTGCCGCAATCAGGTCAGGAACGACGGCAAGATATGGTGTGCCTACCTTGTGCGCCCTATCCACGCGCCAAAGGTATCCGTCGACGTCGAATTGCTCTCGACGCATCGGCCCGGTGCGGTCCCACGTCTTGAACACACCGTTGTCAAAGCCCCATCGCTCGCCGCTGATCGGTCGAATGTTTCGATAGACCCACATTCGCCCCCATCCAAGCGTAGTGCACGACTCAACGATACGATGTGACGTTGACTCCCCGACGAGCACATGTGGACTCATGGTACGTCAAACACCATCTGCGGCAGCAGCCGGTAAATCTGAAACGCCGCAAGGAACAGCGACCATCCAGCCCGCAAAGACTCATCCCCGATGGTCACCACCTTGTAGCCGTCCTCTTTGATCGGGACGTGCAGAATAGCGGCACCGTCAATGAGCGCTGTCGGGTTGTGCTCTTCCCACATCTGCTTGTAGGCGGCCAACTGCGATATTGCTTCGGGGTGGTAGCTGCCCGTCTTCAGGTCGACGAGTATGCGGTTGCCGTTGGCTTTATCGAGACAGATGAGGTCGAACGTGCCGCCAAAACCCAGCTCTGACACCAGCGCGCACTCGCTATGCTCTACGATCCATCGCTCATCGATCGCCTTGCGGGCGCGCTCGTAGCAGTTGGCCAGCATCGCGGCGTCTTCGCCTTCAATGACCACCTCTTCGCCGGCATAATGCGCTTCGATGAGCGCGTGTGCCGTCGTTCCTAGCCCCGCAGCATGGTCGCGGTAGCTGTTAGGCGCTTTGGTGCCGACATCGATAGCCTCTTCACGCGACGAGAAACCGTCGATGATAGCCTCTGCAGTCGCCTCTGCGGACACCTTCGCGGCCCAATGGATGAGTCCTGGTTTCGCCATAGCGGCGCCAAGGATTGTGGTCACGCTGGGAAGTTTGTTGCCGTCCTTGTCCTTGTACTGACGACGCGGCTTCTTTGCTTTCTTCGTTGTCATTCCCACACCTTCACGCTGACTGCGTTGTTCAAGTCCTCGCCAAAAATTTGCGCCAGCCCTTCAAGCGCGCGGTCATCGGGAATCGACTGTTCCTTTTCCCATTGGCAGACCGCTTGACGGCTAACGCCGCAGACGGTGGCGACGTTGGCAAGGGTGAGGTTTCGCTGCGTTCGTAGTGCGGCAAGACGGTCGCCGTCGACGCGAATCCGACGTGGTCCACGGTATCGTTCAATCATTGTGTCTCCCAGAGAAATGCCCCGACGTCTCCAACCAGAACCGCATGCGGAATGCCTGCGGGTTATCGCGCTCGGGGCCACACGCGACGGAACTAGTGCGTTTCCTTCTCCAGTTCGTCGATACGCTGCGCCGCTTCGTCAGCGATGCGCTCCGCTTCGACCTTGACGCGCAACCAGTAGGTCAGCGCGTTTCCCTCTGCGATGCCTTCGTGCAACAGCAGCAGCTTTTCGTGCATGCCGCTCATAGTCCCAAAAATTTCAGACATCGAGTATCGGCGCTTGTTCATTGGTTTCCCCATTGCGCGGCCATCGCAGCCGCAATTCTCGGATAGGTCAGGCTTCGAATTTTCCATCGGTCCGCTGTCGGCGGCAGCTTGTTCTGGCCGCTGCCGGTCTGGTTCGCTCTCCTGGCGGCTGTGCCTCCTGGCAGAACATCAGTCGGCGCAAGCGGCGGCAGTCCTCGCAGCCACAAGCACGTCGCTTTGCTAGCGTCATGGCCGAACTGCCACGGCTGAACTGTCTGGTCTGGCTTACGCCATGCCGTGGACAACGCGCCGACCGGGTTCTCGATGGCCACCCGAGCAATTGGCGCGTCCCACAATGTCGAAACAAATGCGACCGCCTCATCACGCGCGGCGCGTCGAGCAGCGCCGACCAGCGTTCCCGCCTTTACCTTCTGATGGTACGGGCCATCGCCAAACGCCCATGCGGCCGCGTTCGTCAGGTAAGTGCATGGTGGATGGGCGATCATCAGATCCCATCCTTCGTTTAGGACATGGCGCACGTCCCCTTGGTAGTGCAGTCCTGGCGTCTCAGTAGGGAGCAAATCACACGATGCTGCGTAGTGTCCTGCTGCCGTGAAGGCATCGCGTACCGTCCCCGAAAACTCGCATGCAATGAGAACTCTCAAGACCACCTCGACAACTTGACCGCCTGTTCAACGTTCTCGACGATAAAGACTGGAAACGCCGCCCACTTGTGGTGCCATGCGAGTTCCTTTTCCGTCAGCCTGCGTTGGCTGGGGGCCTTGCTGCCGTCTTTCACCTCGATGACGATGAGCCGGCCACTGGGAACGCCGACAAGCAGGTCAGGGACACCATCGCCTTGGGTGAGCGCTTGCACCGTGCAGCCCACCTTGATCAGCGCCGCGATGACGTCGCGCTCGTTGTCGTCTCGTCGTGCCGCGCGTCTCATTCGTGCCACTCCACTGTGAGTGCGCCGCTGTTGTGCAGCGCATCGCCGATTGCCTTTCGCATCATCTCTGCCGCTGTCAACGATGGGATGAGGCGCTCGCATTCTAAATGCCCGACGTAGGGCTTTGCCTTGCCAATACGCCGGGCCATTTCAGCTTGCGACCATCCCAACGACAAGCGCAGTTCGCGAAAGACGGTGCCGTTTAGCGTGATGGTTACCGGCCTACGCTGCCGCGCTTTGTCCGAAAGGATGGTTCGCGTAATCATTAGAAAGTCAGATCCTCGTCGGCCATGACGGGCGCCGGCGGTTGGAACTTTTGCGCGTTCTGCGACTTCGCTTCAACGGCTTCGTCGCGCCGGCCCAGCATCACCAGTTCCTTGCAGTCGACATCGACGCTGGTCTTCGTCGTGCCGTCCTTCGCCTGGTACTGGCGAACCTGCAGGGTTCCGTTGATGAGGACAGAGCCGCCACGCTTGACGTAGCGCATGACGATTTCGCCTGTCTTGCCCCACGCGGTGACGTTGAACCATTGCGTCTCTGCATCCTTGCGGGTCGAAACGCCGACGCTAAATTTTGCGACGCTCCCCGCTTTGGTGTCCTTCTGCTCAGGATCTTTGCCGACGTTACCGACGATGGTGATGTTTGCGTATCCAGCCATGATTCACTCCTGCCCTGCGGGCGTGGGGTACTCTTTCAGCGTTTCCAAAACAGTCTTCAAGTCGTCGACAGTCAGCGGGCGGTAGCCCAGCACTTCCACGACGGTGCGCTTGCGTTCCTCTCCTTCCAATCGGAGCCTGGTCAACTCTGCACCGATAGCCGCGCGAAGTTCCGTCTCCGTTATCTGCTGCGGCTGCTCGATGACCGGAGCAACGGCAGGCGCAGCGGGCTTTTGTGCCTCGATGACTTGGACCTCGCCATCAGCATTGACGCGCTGTTCGCCCAACTCTTCCGGCGTGTAGATCGGGCCGCCGAAAACATCGGGGCAGTACCAGCGGCAGCCGTTGCTCATCGCGCGGGCGAACAGCATGTTCCGGCGGTACTTCGTCCATGTTTGGTTGCGCGTGACGCCGGCAGCCTGCGCGTCTTCGTAAGTGAACGTCGACACGCCGATCTGTTCTTTGTCTTCGGTGAACACGATCGTGCAATGGTCGTTGTCGTGTGCCGTGACGCGGTAATTGTACCGACCGCTACGCTTCACCAACGCGCCCATGAGCACCGCAGACAGCGTCGGTTTACCCTCGACGATGTAGATGGACGACATGGCAGCAACGGGCGGGATGCCCAGTTCAGCGCCGGCCTGAATTTTTACAGCCGCTTGCGCCATGTCGCGGGCGTCCTTGAAGTAGCCGCTGGCAGACAGCAAAGCCCCCAGCCGCTGCAGGTCTGCGACGTTGGTAGGCGCGTTAGGCGCGATCCTTACGAGTTCTTTTGTCATTGTGTCTCTCTCCTTTGGTTAGTCTAACGCCGCGTTAGTCTTCGTCAAGTAGAAAAGCTAGGCGTCTTTCGCGGTCAAATTTTTTCCGTTCCCTCACGGCGTCGACGGCTGCCAGTGCAACGCCCAGCAGTACGTGCGGTTCGCGGCACAGACCACACAAACCGTCGCACCATTCGTCATCGCAACGCACGATCGCGCACGCATCGATCGCGGCCTGTTCGTCCTGATTAAACCTCATCGGTCACGCTCCGTGAAACGCATTGTCTCGCCCTCGAACTGCAGCATCGCCACGCCGGTTGGACCGCCACGGTTTTTGGCGATGATAATTTCGCACGCCCCCAGCATTTCCACCGGCGTCTTTTCCCGCATGTAGTATTCAGGGCGATAAAGAAAGATGACGTTGTCCGCGTCCTGCTCGATGGTCCCGGAGTCCCGCAGGTCCGACATCATCGGGCGCTTATCGGGTCGGCTTTCAACTGCTCGGTTCAGCTGCGACAACAGCACGATCGGAATTTTCAGCTCTCTAGCCAAATTTTTCAGTCCCCCGGTAATTTCGCCGATCGCATCGGCCTTGCTCTGCTCGCGCTTCGTTCCTTCCAGCCGCATCAGTTGCAGGTAGTCGATGACGGCAAGGCCAACGCCTAGCTGCTGCGTTGCGCGGCGCAACGCTGACGAGATGAACGACAGCGTGGCCCCTGGACAGTCGTACAGATAGGACGGGCGCTCTGCGACGGTACCTTGCGCGTTCGTGAGGGCAGCGCCGCTTAGTGCCTGTCGCCACCTTGCCTGCGGCACCTTGCTGGCCTGCACGAGCTCTCGCCCGATCAACTCTTCGTCGCTCATCTCTAGCGAGAACAAGGCAACCGCCGCATGCTTGTCTGCAACGTAGGACGCAAGCTGTTGGGAAAACGCGCTCTTCCCCATAGAAGGACGCGCGGCGACGATGATCAGCTGTCCTGGTTGGAGCCCACGCGCTAGTGGCCCACGGTCTAGCGATGGCCAGCCGGTAGGCAAACCGCGCGGACCATCGCCAGCCGCTGCCGTTTCTATCAGCCGCCGCATGACAACGGCTCGGTCGACGTAGGTGGTGCGGGCGGTGCGCCGTCCTAGCCGAAAGAAAATTTCTTGCGCCCGCTGCAGCAGTGTCGTCGCGTCGGAGTCGCGCTCGATAGCCGACCGCGCGATGATGCTCGCCGCTTCGCTGATACGGCGCAGCGCCGCGTGTTCAACGACGATCGCGGCGGCTTCCCGGTGGCCCACGGAAATTCCCGCCGCTTGAAATTTTGCTATCCCTGCAGCGCCGCCGGCTGCGTCCAAATTTTTCTGGCTCTCCAGAAAGTCCGCAACGGACAGCGCCGAAATTTCTGACCCTCTCTCAGCCAACGCCGCGACGGCAGACCAAATCGTCTGGCCGGTTGACGTCGAGAAGTCGCGCGCTCTTACGTCGGCGTCGTGGATGTCGTCCAGAACGACGCGGCCCCCCACCAGTGCCGCGCCGATTAGCTGGGTTTCCGCATCGTGCATCATCCGTCAACACCGCGTCGCACATGAGCCGACAGACCCGCCATGACATCGGCCATGCGAGGATCGACGCGGCGCAATTCGCGCAGAGTCTCGTCCAGGAACACGATCAACGACACGATCCGCAGCTCTTGCGCGCGGATTCGGGCCTGTAGCGGGGCACACGCATCGCTGACGGCGGTCCGGAGAAAGTATCGTTGTGCGATGTCGTCGATTGTGTCGGTCGTCTCTGGCATGGGTTTTGGCTCCGTCAACGTGTGGTCGTCGGGGTGCACGCTATCGTCTGCGAAGTCTCCGTCGTAGACGTTTTCAAGGCGACCGCGATCATAGAAGTGGCTCGTCATGTTCTGTCCTCCCAACGCCGAAAGCCCCGAATAACGGGGCCAGGCGAGTCAGATTGTGCGGGCTCCTAATCGTGTGAACCGTGACAGCGGTCGCCGTGGTCGGGGCAGGTTGTTTTGACCCGGCAAACGCAAAATACCTGCGTTGCTTTTGCGCAACAACGGTATCCACGAAGCGCATCAAAAGCCGTTACCACATGAGCGCGCATCGGCCGGTTGTGTCTGTGCTGCTTAGCTCGGATGCTGGCAATTCGTCGCCGCGCAACGTTGCCTTGCGTTCCGGCGTTTATCTCAAGAATGTCTGCAACAAACGCAAAAATTGGCGAGCCCCACCGTTGCGCGCGTCGACGACATCGTTCGTACAATTTCACGCGCTTAGTGTAGCTAAGATAAACCGACGAAAAGTTTTCAATGGAATTCGGTTGCATGTTGTCTCCCTGTATGTGTTCGTGTCAGTCGGCGGCGGCAGTAGCGGCATTGATCGCGTCGGCGCAAACCGCGCGTGCCTCATCGCGTGTAGCGGGCATGATCTGTCCGTCGGCGTACGTAAGGTGGAATCGCGAAAGCGCGATGTCGCACCATTCGACCATGACGTCGTCGCCGGCCATAGCTGCCTCATTCCGCAGATCGGCAATTTGGCGCGGTGTGATGCTGTATGCGTCGAGCATGTTGTCTCCCTGTTGTGTGAGAGTTTTTAGGCTCCCAATTGCCGAAAGCACCGCCGAAAGGGTGCAGACGGCGTCTAGGTTGTTGTTGTCGTCATCCGTAGCGATAGAAGGCGCATTCGCCTGCAAGGTCAGACGCCATGCGGATCACGCCGGCGAGGTAGGCGTCAGAGACTGCGACGATGTCCCGCATGGCATCCCATGGCGCGTTTTCGTCGAGTACGATCGCAATGTCTGCGGCGACGTCGTCGTCGGTCAAGCCGCACCAATTAGCGGCGTCGACTGCAGCTCGCGAGAAGTAAAGACCGGGCTGGATGGTGAGCATTGTGTGTCCGTTCAGTTGAAAATAGCGAGAGCGCTGACGTCGACGATGCCGCGACGAACCGCCTTGATGACGTCACCCGTCACTTCGACAACGGAAAACTGCTTATCGACAGGGAACCAGCATCGATGGTCCGCGATAGCGTTTGCGGTTGCGGTCTTGACGTCGGACGCGACGCCGATACCAACGACCTCGTTTTCACTGATGAGCGCGATGTAGTGCATGTGGTGTCTCCCGTGTTGCGGCGCGTTTCCTAGGCGCGTCGTGAGGGCAGCATAACGCCGCGCTAGACACCCGTCAAGGGAAAGGTTCATGCAGAAGACAGATCACCGCAGATCTGAGGACTTAGGCTTGCTGCGGGTGATCTCTGCTTTTCGCTTGCAGAGACCAGATCACCTACTGCGACGGATGAGGTGATCTCTGTTTCCGCCGTGGATTCGCGTTGTTAGCGCGAACCCCTCTCCCTCGGACTCCCTCTCCCCGTTAGATCAACTGGAGAGATCTGCGAATGACCGGAAGTAATTCAGATCTGTCAGGTGCCGCAGATCTGCCCGTGTCATTCCCGAGCAGGGAGATCAATTGCTCATGACAGGGATCGGGAGAGGCATCGATCCGATCCCTGTGTCAGAGGGTTGATCTCTTGTGACCGGATGTCATGGGAGGATCTGTACCGTTGTAGAAACGGTGAGGGGGAGTATGAGGGGGAGAGGGGATAACGTGTCAAGACAATTCGACATTGGCGCGAAAGAAAGTTGCGAAACGGCTTTGCAATGCGATGAAGTGGAATGAAGCGGAGATGGTAGGGATGGGGTGTCGAAACGGTAGGGTGACGATTGTTCAGTTGTGGGAGAGTGTAGGTGTAGGATTGCGGTTGCTTGGATTGTGTGAACCGTGAAAGGTTTTCACAATGCGGAAGTATGTTGCGACATCGGGCAAGGCGATCGTTAGGGCGCAGACGACCACTAAGGCGCTTGAGCTGCGTATGGCCGGCTTTTCTTATCCGGAGATTGCGGGAAGGCTGGGTATCAGCACGGGCACCGCGTACAATTACGTTAGCGGCACCCTTGCCAAAACGAAGCAAGAGGCCGCAGAGACGGCAGAGCAGATACGGACGCTCGAGGTGTCGCGGTTAGACAAAATGCTCGCGGTGCTTGCGCCTATGGCCGAACAGGGCGACATGCAAGCGATCGATCGCATCTTGAAGATTCAGGAACGACGCGCCGCATACCTCGGACTCGACGCACCTAAAGCCTCGCTAGTGGCTGTCGACGCCAGACCCGATACTGTGCGCGCGTTGATGGCTCTCGTCGCTCCTGCGCAGGATAAACGCGCCGCAGACGATGTCGTGGAAATGAACGGTGGCGCCGATGACCGTTAGCATCGCGATCGGTGTTGCCGTGGTGATTGCGATCCGTTTTCTGACGGTGGCGTTAGAGAACGCACGCACGGATGACGACGCATGACGCTGCCTGTGCTCCCGGCTAACGCTATGTCGGTCTTAGCGCAGTCGTGCCGCATTACTGACCATAGAACTGGCGCAACGTCGACGTGGCAACCTAACGCTGAGCAGGTCGAGGGCTGGCGTCGCTCGGAACAAGCGCAGCACAACGGCCGCTGGCTGTACTGTGCAAAACCCCGCCAGATCGGAAACACGACGGCACGCACGCTGGAACTCGCCGCGTGGACAGCCACCGTCGACGGTCTCGGCCATCGTGTGCGCGCCGCCATCGTCGTCGACACGGACGACAAAACGCTCGAGCGCAGCGCGTTCTTTAGCATACTGAATCGACAGCTGGGACTAGGTGCATACGTCAACAGCGAACGCGCACGCTTTCCCGGCGGTTCAATCGTCGAATTCGTCAGCGCAGGCAGTAACCGTCTCGGTGCATCGGGCAGCTATCAGCGGCTGCTGCTGTCAGAGCTGTCGTTCTGGCCAAGTCACGTCGACACCTACGGGTCACTTACCGCGACGTTGTCCCTTGACGGATTCGCGGAGATTGACACGACGTGCGACATTCAAGCGGGCTCCGGTCAGCTTGCAAGGCGGTTGTGGCGCGACGACGGCAACCGCTACGACAAACTCTTTTTTCCCGTCGAGTTGCACGAAGAGTATCGCGCAGAACCCACGCTTATCAGCGATCAGGAATGGGAGTGGGCGCAGGCCGAAGGCTTCACCAGACGCGATGCCGCGTCATGGTGGCTTACAACCGCAGTCCGCGACATGGCGGCCGGTGACCTAGTCCGCGCCATGCGAGAGTTCCCGCAACGGCCAGAACACATGTGGTCGTCGTCGACAGGCCGATGGGTACCAACGACGCCAGCGGTAATTGAACCGTTGTTCTATTTGGAAGCCGGCGGCGTTCGCGTCCCTTGCTGGCGACGTGACGGTTCCGGCCAATACGTCGTCGGCGTCGACACCGCGTCAGGCAAAGACCGCGACCGAAGCGCCGTCGTCGTCATCGACAAGAAAGACAGCGCCGTCGTCTCTGCTTATGTAAGCAACACCATCACGATCAGCGAACTGTGCGCCATCGTCAAAGACCTCGTCGACGCCTACAGCAAGCCCGCGCACGTCGACCAGTGGCGCATCCGACACAACCACTACCAGCCCGATCTCATCGTCGAAGACAACGGCATCGGCGAAGGAACCGTCGACCGCTTGCGCACGATGGGACTCTCCGTGCAGACGCAGACCACCGACGTCTCGTCAAAGTACGACGGTCTATTGCTGGCACGTGAGGCTATCGTCGCCGGTCACATCAAAGGACCGAAGGACCTCGCCGACGAAGCCGACGAGCTGCACCAGGACCAGCATGGCAACTGGAAAGGCCGAAAAGACCTGCTCATGGCCATCGGCTTCTGCCTTCGCCTGATCAAGCGTTCACCATACGTCGTTTCACGTCTACCGGCTGACCCGCAGAAGACCGTCAACGCCGAAGCTATCTTGCGTAGCCTGCGCCGACCAAAAGACAGAGGCTGGTAGGACAAAACCTTTTTCCTTAGTGGTAGAAAGTTGACGCCGCCGCCTTGGGACGTCATGCTTTCGCACATGGCTAACCCGTACACTCAGCCTTACGAGAAGTATCGCGGCATGGGTCGCGTCGCTGGTCCCTCTGCTGCGGAACAACGGCAGAACGAGAAGTCGTCGGGGACTGCTGACCTTCTGCGTATGTTGGCCGGCGCTGCCCCTATGGCTGGTTCCGCTATCGGCGCTGGCATCGGCGGTGTTCTCGGTGCCGGCGCTGGCGGCATCGGCGCACTTCCCGGCGCTCAGTTGGGTGGCGGCATCGGCGGCGCTCTGGGGCAAATGGCCGGCAGTTTTGCCGGTGCTGGTGCCGACGTCACCGAACGCCCCGCGCTTGAACGCCAACAGGCACGCGACAAGCAGATTGAGATGCTCCTGCAAGCCTTCGGGTCGCGGCGGTGAGCGGTGTTGAGAGCCTCCGCGACGTCGACGTCCCGGTTGCACAGTTCGTCATCGACGGCGTCCCCGTTCAGCGGGACAAAGTTACTGCGCGCGGGCTTCTTCAAGAAGCGCAGCGGGTTTTCCAGCCGTACGAAAAGACGGCGTGGCTTCGTGCTGTCATCGCTGAACGATACTTGAATGGTGACCAGTACGCAGGCATCGACTACCGCAAGAACGAACTGATCTTCGACGACTGGCCGCAGTATCTTCCGCGCGTCACTCGTAATTTACTGCGGAACCTGCACCTCACCTGGCAAGCGCGCGTTACGAAGAGCGACCCTGCGGTGAAAGCATGGGGTGGCGAGAGCAGTCTTGGCGACGTCGAAGCGGCGAACGTCAGCAATAAGCTTATGGCGTTCTGGCGTCAGCAGCAAGACCACCGACGCATGATTAGCCGCGCTGCATGGACTTGCGGCGCTCAGGGCACATCGGCGCTTTGGACCTACTGGGACAGCGGGAAGGGACCGCTTGGTAGCGATGGAACGCCTTTGGGTGACATCTGCGTTGAACCGTTGGCTATCTGGGAATGGGGCACTGACGGCTCAGAGGCCATCGAGGACTCTTCCTACTGCTACGTTCGCCGCTACGTCGACCGTGAGACGGCCCGCATCAAGCTGCTGAAAGCCGGCATCACCGATCCACCATCATCGTCGCCCGCGCAGTCGGTGTGGGGCGAAAACCGCGACCTCGTCGAAGTAATCTATTACTACCACAAGAAGACACCGCGCATCCCTGACGGCTTCTTTGCGGTTCACGTCTCCGGTCACGTTGTCGAGCACGGTCCGTTCCCGTACGAGCACGGTGAGCTGCCCATCTCCATTTGGAAGTGTGGTGATAAACCCGACAGCCCGCATGGCGGTACCCACGTCGACGACGCTATCCCGCTGCAGGCTGCGCTGAACCGACTGCACGCCTCACTTGCGAGCATGACGACGCGCTCTGCGAAGTGGCTCAAGGTGCTCGCGGCGAAGAAGATTGCCGACCTCTGGAACGGCGAAGACCAGATTATCGAGTGCGATGATCCAGCCGCCATCGCCGGTCTCCGCATCGTCGGTCCGCCGCCACCGCCGCCGCTTTTGCTCTCTCAGATTGAAGAGCACGAACGGATGATTGGCATTGTCTTCGGCATCAACGAAGCCGTCGTCGGCTCCGATGCGTCGGCAACGAAGAACGCGCGTCATCTGGCCTACATCAGCGAATTGGATGCGCAGAAGTTCTCGGCGACGTTGGCGATGCGCGACCATGCTCTGTTGCGCCTTTACCGACAGATGCTGGCGCTCTGCAAGCAGTACGTCGTCGTCCCGCGCATCATCAAGATTACCGGCGTTGCTGGTCTTCCCGAAGTGCTCCGCTTCGTCGGTTCTGACCTCGCAACCGACGTCTACCTTGAGCCGGCACCTGGTGTTGACCAGACAAAGACGGCAGAGGCGGCGCAGGCTGAGCAGGATGCGGTGGCTGGCTTTGAGCCCATTGAACGCGCTGCTGAGCGTCGTCAGACGGGCCAACGTGACACCGCGCTTGAGACGATGACGCGCAAGGCGGTCTTCCAACAGGCGCAGCAAGCCATGCAGGGCTTTGCTGTTGAAGCGGACCAGAGTCTTGTCGCGTCGACGGCGGTTGAGACGCTGTTGTCGCTCATGGAGTCGAACGAGCAGATGGGACCGCAGCGTCTTGCCGGCGTTGCAGCGCTCTTGAACGCCTACCGCGCGCTCATTCAGCAGCAGCAGCCAGAACAGGGCGGTGGTAGCCCTGAGATGACCGCAGAGGTCGAGCAAATGGCCGCTCAGCAAAACCCAGGAGTTTTAACGTGAAGAAAGAAGCCGCCCCGTATCTCATCCTCGGTCTGGTGCTGATGCTCGTCGGTCTTGCGCCGCCGATCGCCCATGCGCTGTCGAACCCCGTCGTGGAGTTGCAGAACACGTCGGTGAGCTGCACCGGCACCGCGACCCTGATCGCTCCGTCTGGTGCATCTACGATGTGCATCGAAAATACCAGCGCTACCTGCGTTCAGATTGGCGGCTCTGGCGTCACCAGCAGCACATCGCTTGCTATCGGTAGCGGCTGCTCTGGTGGTCAGGTGTTCTGCGCTGACGTCAAGCGTATGTACTGCGCCGCTGCCTCTGGCACCATCGCTGTCGACGTCGTTTACGGGAGCATGTGATGCAGCGTATCGTCGTCGTTCTGGCGCTGCTGTCGGCCCCGGTTCTGGCGACGGCGCTTCGCCCGTTTGCTGGCATGCGCGGCGACGCTTCGCTCGGCTGGAACAGCGCGAACGGATCACCGTCTGGTGCCGCTGCGCCCCCGTCGCCTAACTTCGACCTCGTTGCCGGCAGCACGACGCCGAATGACCTGAGCGATAGCCTCACGGTCAACAGCACGTCGATGACGTTGGTCCTCGCGTGTGACGCACAGGGTATTTCGGGCACGAACTGGACTTGCCGCAATAGCAGCGGCGTCGTGACTTTGTCAGAAGCGGGTACCGGGTCATCGCCGACGACGACGATTAGCACGCCGTTTCATGCGCTCGATGCCGTTGAACGGCAGACCACCTACGGGACAACGCAGAAACGCCACGATGCGGCGTCGTCGACGATTGGCGACTTGACCACCGACGATTTTGTCGTCGAGTATGTGGGCAAACTGAGCGCAACCTCTGGTGCCGTCGTTATCGATAAGGGCCTTGCCGGCACCGATGGTTGGCGTTTATCGCAGTCGACAACGGCAGCCATGCAGCTTCAACTTCGCACCGCGTCGGTGACGGCGTCGGTCATTGGCGCAACTGGACAAACGTCGTCGTGGACGCATTTTATTGCGTTCATCGATCGCTCTGAGGCGAGCACAAACGGCGCGGTGGCTTACGGCAACGGTGCAGCCGGCAGCGGCGTGGATTTTTCTGGTCGCTCCGCTTCCGCGACGAATGCGTCGACGTTGGCAGTTGGTGCGGCGTCGGCGGGTTCATCGAACGCCGCTACGGTCTCGTCAATCCGCGTGTGGCGTTGCTCGGGCTGCATGGCCGGCGGCGCGACTAATCCAGCGCAATGGGCGCCGATCGCGCGTCAGCGAACTGTCACCGCATTTGGCATCGCACCGTCTCTTGCTGTCGGCTTATCTGCGCCAACGACAATGGCGCGCGCCACTACTGGGCACATTGACGTCGTCGACGGCGGCACACGACAGCTTTATCTAGCCGGCAACAATGCACCGCGCGTTGCTCGTCGTACTTATTCCGGCGGTACAGCGCTTGCCGGCTACATGAATGAACCGGCTGTCTCAAACATCGCGCTTCAAAGCCAGACGTTGGAAGCGACGTGGACGGCTCTCACGGTCGGCGATACTGTTCTCGTCGATGCATGGGCTGGCGCTGACCTGACGACGACGGGTGACGACGTCGACGGCGCCAATAGTCTTGGCGAGCATGGCTTGCGGCAGTCGATCACGCTGACGGCAGCGACGCACACGTTTTCAGCGTGGGCGAAGGCCGGCGCGCAGACGTTTGCTGTTCTGCGTGACAACACCGTCGTGAACGGCGCCGCATGGTTCGACATCGCCACTTGCACGTCGGCGTCATGCACCATCGGAGAAGACTGCACCTCTGCGGTCAAGACGGTGCAGGCTGGTGTCATCCAGGCACGCGCTCAACGCTGGCCCGCCGATACGACAGGCGATGGAATTGCCGACGTTAGCCTTTGCCGCATCTCCATCAGTTACACCGGCACCGCTGCGCCAAATGACCACGATTTGTTGTGCGCTCCATCTGACGGCGTGCTGACCTACACCGACGCCGATGCGACGGCTGACTGCGGCTTCTGGGGCGTGCGCGTTGAAGCGTTCCCCATCATGACCAGCTACCTTGCAACGACAGCGGCGCCAACAGCACGCAATGCTGATGACGTCAGATTTGACGGCGCAAGTCACTACACCGGTAGTCCAACGACGATGGACGTGCAGGTGCTTTGCCCGCCGCATGACACCGACACTTCTCGCCTCTTTGCATCGGTTGGAACCACCGGCACCAACTACGCTGGCTTGCGTGTGGCGAGCACCGACTTTGCTGAGGCCCTTGGCGTCGTCTCATCGGTTCAATGGCAGATTACCGCAGCAAGCGGAGACGTTTCTGACGGTGTGGCGCATAACCTTCGTCAGACAATGGCAACGAATAGCATCCAAGCGTACTACGATGGTTTGAGTATCGGGACTGATGCGTTGGCTACGTTGCCGACAGAAGTTTCATCTTTTGTTTATCTTGGAACGCAGGGAGGTACGGCTGCGCAGACGGGTTGTTTGTTGTCGCGCGTTCGTCTCTGGCCTGCTCTGGTGGCACCGTGAACCGTAATCGTCTTGCCGCTCTTCTCGTTGCAGTCGGTGGCTCCATCGCCGGTGGTTTTGCCTATCTGTCGTCGACGCTGTCGCCTACTGGCCAGTTCTTGATCGAATGCGCTCCCAACGAAGGAGACTGTGTATTGGTTGCTGACCCGGCAACGGACCAATGCGCTGTTCTCCTTGAGGGTGGTGGTGATCGTCCTGGCGAAGTGTCTGGTCTTGACGGAGATAAGGCACAAGCGGCGCGAGACATTTATTCGATGCTTGAGGCCAACGCGATTAGCGGCTTTCACACGCTGCCTAACGGTGCTGGATGCCAAGTGGCTATGGCGCTGACGCGAGAACAAGCGCGTGAGTGGCGAGAAGTGCTGACCGGCGAAACCCCTGATGGTGGGAGCATCGGTCAAGCCGTCGCTGTTCTTACGCCTGGAAGTCCTGTAGGTATCCCCATTCAATGGGGCGGTGGCCCGACGCCGGCAGATCGCACCGAAGGATATGATCTCTCAGCAGTCGACGGAGGAACACCTTGATCGAAACCATCGTAACCGCATCTATCTCTTCCGTCGTCGGAGGTGCAGCAGCATGGGCGACCCTGCAGGCGCGCGTTGGCCGCTTGGAAGAGGTTGTGGCTGAGTTGAAGGCCGACAAAGCCAGCAAGGAAAGCCTCGATGCCGTCAAAGGCGCTGTCGACAGGCTCCGCGAGGACTTGGACCGGCGCTTTGACCGACTGGAAACCGTCCTAACGAAGTTTGGAGGCTGAGATGCTCGAGATGTTCGCCAAAGACCTCGTCAGCCCGCATGCCGTCGCGCAGGTTGTGATGGTTCTGCTGGCTCTTTTCGCCCGCGACGTCGTCGTTGGCTTGCTGCGCTCCTACGCGAAGCGCGCCCATAGCGACAAAGACCCGGCAAACGACGCTGCTGCCGATGCCGCCGACGTCATCGCCGATGGGATCGAGAAGATTTCGTTGAATAAGAAGCCCTAAAAGACACAACGCCCCTTTCGGGGCGCTGCGCTAGGAGAGATCCGACACGGGGGGAGACACATCGGTTCTCGACGAGAAGGATGCCGTGTCAAAGCGATTGCGTCAAGCTGATCCTCGATGGTCGAAGGCGACTCTGGGTTTTGGACCCGGAACCATCGGTCGTTATGGCTGCGTTTTGACTTGCCTATGCGAAGCCGCCGGGTTTTTGCGCGCGATGGAGCTGTTGCCGCCTCATCTCAGCGCGATGGGACGAGACAAACAGGCGTTTAGGGGCGAACTCATCGTTTGGAGCGCTATCCAGGGGCCGGCAGGACTCGACATCAAGTCCATCGTTACTGGAGCAGAGATTTCGCCCGCAGTCCGTTCAGCGCTGATCGCAAAGGGGTGCTGTTTGCTGCACGTCGACCACAAAAACGACGAACGCGGCGACCATTGGGTGCTCGCGCATAGCCTGAGTGACATCGGCGACTTCGTCTGTTCAGATCCTGCTACTGGCGACGACATCGTCATCAGCAAGGATACCCTTCGCGGTGCTACAACGTGGGGAAACGACCCTAAAGTTTACACGGTTCGCGCTGTTCGACCAGTTTTCGCAGTTACATAGGTAAGTTGACAGCGCTACAACGCGGTCGGTAGCCTTTACCGACCCGACTGAAAAGGAGACTCGTTATGTCGATTGCAATCCAGCGTTCTGCCGATGCCAAGAACCACCCTGACGGCCTGGTTTCGGCTCCGCAGTATGCGTACCTGACGGTCGGCGCTTCGCTTGCCGTTACCACCCCTACTGCCGCTACCACCATCACCGCTGCGAGCGCGTGGACGAACAGCCGTAGCAGCGGCGTCATCGTCGACGCTACTGCCGGCACCGTGACGATCACGAAGGCCGGTCTGTACCGCGTCAACTACTGCTTCTCGGACATCACCGCTGTCAACTCGCAGGTTCTGACGATCCAATCGTTTATCGGCGCGACGGGTCAGGGCGGTACCTGCAAGGTGACGCAGCCGGCGACGGCGACGCAGGCCATTCAGCTTTCGGGCGAAGCCGTCTTGAACTGCGCGGTCGGTGATGTCGTTACCGTCAAGGTTATCGCTTCGACCGGTAACTTCACGACCGCCGCCGGTGCGTTCAACGTGATGGAGGTCTGAAATGGCTATTGTTCTCAATCAAGTCGACGAAAGGTCGGCGCTGCGCATGTTCCGGGAAGTCATCCCGAATCCGCGCGCAGTCACCGTGAACTACGTCGTTGCCTCTGTCGATCCTTCGGGATTGTCGAGCGGTTCAGCGCTTACGCTCGCTGCGACGGCTTCTGGCCTGATGTTCCGCGTTGCCCGTAAGGTCACGCTGGTTCTCACCGACGCTTCTGGTGGCGGCGGCGGTCTTGCTGCGACGGTAGAGTTCTTTGGTCACCGTTTTGGTAAACCGATCAACGAGCGCGTCAGCGTTACCTGCACCAGCGGCTCGGCCACGACGGGCACCACGACTCTGGTGTTCGATCAGATCACCAGCGTTGTTGTTCGCACCGTTACCGGCGCTGCTTCTGGCGATGCGCTGACTTGCGGCATCAGCGGCGATGGTCTTGGGCTGGCGTTCCCCATTGATAAGGTGAACGACGTCCTGAGCATCGTCAAGGTCGTGAGCGGTACCGAGCAGGCACCGATCGCTATCTCGGCGACGTCGGTCGATGTGACCAACAGCTCGATCAATCACGGTGGGACGATTACCGCCGCGAATGATACGTTCGTTGTGACGTACTTGAAGACGATCAAGTTTGACACGCCGGGATTCGGCGATAACGGGGTGTTTGCGTGATGGATGGTAGTGTTTCTTCTAATCAGGCTCCGACGTCTGCTCCTACCGCAGCGCCGGCTCCTTCTCCTGCCCCTGCCGCTCAACCGGCGGCTCCTGCGGCGTCGTCTGCTCCGTCACGCGGAACCGATGGAAAGTTCGCGGGACGACAGCGCGGAGAACTGAAGAAACGCATCCGTGAGGGACTTCCATCATCGGAGTCAAACGCTCCGGTGGTGGAGGTCCGCTCGGAGACCTCTCAGGATGCCCTGCAGTCGACGAACGATAGCCCCGGTAAGCCTGAGTCCACTCAGAAGACTGTTGAGGCTCCTGCTGCGCCACAGTGGACCGATGACCCGTCGTCGTGGGCTGAACCTGCGCAGAAGGCTTATGCCGGCTTGCAGGAGCAGTACCGCACGGAAATCGGCAAGTGGGAAGACGTTGGCCGCAAAGCCGTCGAGCAGAACCGTCGCCTCCTTGAAGAGGTGAAGTTCCTGCGCGAACAGATTCAGACTGCCGGTGTGCAAGTCGATCCTCGCGACCTCGAGCTGCTGAACTATCGCAGCCGCGATGTGTCGGCCCAGCAGATGGTCGAACTGCAAAAGCAGCGCGACACCTACTACCAGCAGCAGCAACAGCAGCAGGAGCAGGTTCAGATTCGTCGTGATGCCGAAGCCGCCGTCGCGCAGATGCAGAAGCTGTCGCGGGACAAAGGCGTCGACATCAAGGCGATTTACAGCGAGTACAAGTCGGCAAGCGCTATTGGCGAGAGCATCTCTTTTGAGGAAGCCGCCGGTCGTGTCCTTGAGCGCCTTGAATGGAAGCAGCGCAAAGTCAACGCGACTGCTCCCACACCCACCGTTTCCGGCGTTTCTGCCGGGACCACGCTTCCTAAGTCACGCACCCGCGATGGGCGCTTGAATCGGTTGCGCGCACTCGGTCACGCTGTGTGACCGTCGAGAAAGGATAGAGTCACATGGCGTTCTCTTACTCCGCATTGAAGGATCTGCTCCAGGAAGATGGTCGTGACGACCTTCTGGATCAGGTCGACAACAGCACGGTTCTCGTCGATTGGAAGATGACCGACGACGGGCCGAAGAACAAAGTCAAGGTGTTTGAGGTCATGCGTTCGACCGACGTTGGTCGTGTGCAGATCGACAACAGCGGCTTTGCTTCGCAGGGCTTCATTGCTGACGGCGGCACCCGTCGTACCCCGGCGCAGGCCACCTACGCTTCGGGCACCTACGGCTACGCGATTATGTCGGGTGACGCTGAGTTCCCCGAAGGCATCGTGCGCGTTGCGCGTGGTGGCGACGGCATCGACGTCTACGAGCAGGCTATGGCGAAGTTGGGTCGCCAGTTTGCCCGTCTGACGGAGCGCGCGATTCTCGGTCACGAACTTGCCAACCCGGAAAATAGCGAGACGGCGGGTAGCAACGTCACCGTTGAAGTCACGTCGATCGCTGGCTTTCAGATCGGTGGTCTCGTCGACATCTACGCCAGCAACGGCACCACGTTGAAGCAGAGCGACGCTCAGGTCACGTCGATCGTCGATGACGGCGACGGTACCGGCGCTGTCGTGATCGCTAGCCTGACCAGCAACCTCGTCAACACCGACCGCATCTTCCTTGCGGGTTCGAACGGTGCGAATGCGGTTGCTTCGGCTTCGACGCCCCGCTGCGTGAACCTGCAGGACGTCACCACGTCGGGCATCGCGCTCTACGCGGGTCTTGCGGCTGCCGACCAGCCCGCCGGTACGCTCGATTCGACGACGACGTCGTGGTCGAACGCCAGCGGTAAGCGCATGATGCAGCGTATCTTCCGCGCTTGTGGCGAGAAGCCGACGCACCTCATCGTCGATCCGTACCAGGAACAGAAGGTCTACGAGAGCCAGAACCCCACGCTGCGTCATGCTCCGGGCGATACGCTCGACCAGTACGCGCCGCGCATGGAGTTCGATGGTTGCCCGGTGGTCGTCAGCAACGCGCAGAACAGCAAGCGTGTGGACTTCGTCAACGCGAAGGCGTATTCGGCGAAGCTGCATGTCTTCTGGGAACCGTCGCCGACTGGTGATGGTGGCAAGTCGGCGGGCTGGTCGCGTGAGAGCCTCCAGCTTTCGCAGAACCGCCTGTCGTGGATCCTGTTCTGCTCGGCCGGCATCAACATGCGCGTTCCGCGTCGTAACGCCTTCGGCGCTATGTCGAACCTGAACGCTGCATTCTGATAGGAGTTTGACGGTGGCGCGCGTTGTTTCCCCCGCTGAAGTCGCGAGACAGATTCGCCGGGAAGGCGCGCGTCACCGTTTGACGCCGCGTATGGCCTACGGGCAGATGACGGTGGCCGAAGAGACGCGAGAGCGCATCGTCGGCCCCGTCGTCCACGTCGCCATTCGCACGCATGTGTCCATCCGCAACGTGTCGATGGATAAGCCGCTCGGTCTTGTCTGGAAAAGCAAGAAGCAGCGGCACCAATGGAATGTTCTCAAGCTGGTTCGTGAACGTCGTGCTCGCATGCAAGAGCAGATGAAGGCGCGATACCAGGATGACCGCCGCACCCGCAGCAATGAAATTCGCCGCGTGGCTTCTTCGGTAGGGCACGACGAGTTCTGGCGGGCTCTCTACGAGGTGAGCTATGGCAGGATTGACGGTCGCTGAGGCACGCGCGCTTGTTTCGCAGAACCTCGACGACCAGAACCAGCGTCGATGGCCTGAGTCAGAAATCAACACCGCGCTGCAGTACTCGCTGGCAGCCTGCCTCTCCAAGTACATCGAGGAGGGCGGCAGCCTCTTTGACCGAGAGGCATCGCTGTCGACGAATAGCGCCGGTCTGTGCGACCTCACGACGCTGGGCAACATCTTGCGCATCGGCCCGGTGCAGTACGTCACCGGTTCCGCCCCGTTCTCGTACTGGCCCGTCATGCCGGCGAAGGTGCGCGACCGAGAGATTGACGTTCCCGGCGTCTACAGTCTCCGCATCACCTATGTGAAAGAGTACACGCTGCCCGCAAACGCCGGTTATCCGCTCATCGGAGACGGAGCCGTCTCTGCCCCGTCGACGCACGCCTTCGATGCGTGGGTCTGCGCTGAGGCCGCTCTGCTGCTTGGAGTGAAGGACAATGACCAGCGTCCTGGGCTTGAGCGCCTTGCCGCCAAGCTGGAAGAAGATGCGCTGCACAAGCTGAACAACCCGCGCACAATGCCGCTGTCGGTGCCCGTCTACCGTCATCCGAACATGCGGAACCTGTCGTACATCTTCACGCCGTCTGCGACTTCTCCATCGCTGCAACTCATCCGTGTTCGCGGAGAGTGGTGATGCCCAGCAGCGTCTTCATGCGGCCAAGAGCGCGGGCGGCAATGTCGTCCGTCTCTCAGCAGCAGGTTTTTCGTGAAGTGCACACGGAAGACGAATTAAGGTCTGCCACATACACCGAAAACATAGATTACTCAAGCAGCGTGTACGCCGCAACAGGCAGAAGAATTGTAATTGCGTCTCCAATCTCAATCAAAAGTCCGATTGTAATAAATGCGCCAGGAATAACGATTGAGTCACACGGAAAGATTCCTATTTTTCCGGCGTCTGATTTAATGGATTGCATTTTTGACGCATCTACATCGACAAACACCGTATTCAACAATCTCCTTATTGCGAATAATCTTGGCGTGCAGAATCCGCTGTTTGGAATTAAGCTTGGGCAATTTTCAGAAATGACGAATTGCTCGGTTGTTGGCGTTGACACATGCGTAAAGTCATCTTTTGGCGCGGCCATTCGTGGAAATCTTTTGTCAAGCTATGGCGCAGTTAGCCAAATTAGTGTTTTAATTCCAAGTGGATCATCGACAATGATTACTGGAAACCTTCTTGCTGGCGATGTTGTCGCTGAGGCTGGATCAAATAATTGTGTTATCTCACTAAACTGCATGCTTGGAAGAAACATAGACACTTCCGCAAGCCTTGGTGGTCACACAATTATCGGTAATGCTGGCGTCGGAATCATTACGAACACGTCAACTGACGCGGTAACGTCGAACACATGACCGGCCCTATCCGCACACGCCTGCAGCCCATCGAAGAGGCGGCTGCCCCGACGACAGCGGGAGACACGCTGCAATGGAATGGCAGCGCCTACGTCTGGGCTGCTGGTGGTGGCGGCGGCGGTGCTCCGACGACGGCTACTTACGTCACGCTGTCGACTGATGCCACGCTGACCAACGAGCGCGTGTTGACCGCTGGCTCTGGCATCACGATCACCGACAACGGTGCTGGCAACACCGTCGTCATCGCAGCTACCGGCAGCGGTGGCACCTTTGGGCAGGCGACGGCGACGTTCAGCGGTGGCGCAGACAGCGTGAAGGTGACCGTTTCTGATGCCGGCGTGACGGCGGCGTCGAAGATTGTCCCCACCGTTGCGCTTGTTGGACGTGACGTCGACGAAATGGAACTTGCACCGGTCGTCGTTGCGGTAGGATCCATCTCAGCCGGCGTTGGTTTTGACCTTATCGTTGTCTCTCTCGATGGTGACGCCGAAGGCGCGTACACCGTCAACTACACTCGGAGCTGAACATGGCGCAAATCTCTACCGGCAGCAGCACGGCGGGCAAGGCAAACGTCGACGCCAACTTCAACATCAATGTCGTTACCCCGCAGGCAGAGGAACAAGCTGGGTTTGTGCAGATGTCGTCGGAGGTCGATGCCGGCGACGTCATGGGCGCTCGTACCGTGCGCGCCGTCGAAGTATCCCACGACTACCGTCTGCGCGTCGGCTCTGACCAGCCGCTGTTCAATCTGTCGTTTGAAGGCACGACGATCGCTCAGGCGCATTTGCAGCAGAACCTGACGACGATGACGGCAGCGCAGGCCAGCGGCTTTCTGTCGCTCAACAGCGGCAATGCAACGGCATCTGGTAACGCAGCGAACGTCCGCACCTACCGCTGCTTCCCGCTTCTTGGCAGCTATCCGACCTACGGCGACCTCTGGGTCCGTGAGGGCAATCCGACTACGACCAATGCCGTTAGCGAGTTTGGCTTCGGCTATGTTTCCGGTGTTGCTGCTCCGACTGACGGCATCTTCTTTCGCCGTCTTTCTGGTGGTCAGCTTCAAGGCGTCGTCAACTTTGCCGGCACCGAAGTGGTCGCGAACATTACGCCAACGAACATTCCCTCGCGTGACGGCGTCGGCGTGTATGATGCCAGCGAGACGAACCACTACCTCATCAGCAACCATAACGACGACGTCGAATTCTGGATCAATGACGCTCTGGTCGCTCGTATTCAGACGCCGTCGACGCAAGGCGGCCCAACATCGTCATCGCAGCAGCCGATCTTCGCGCGCGTCTACAACAGCGGCGTAGCCTCTGCTGGTCGTCGTGTCGAAATCGGCTTTATGCAGGTTGCCGGTGGCGACGTCATGACCAACAAACCGTGGGCGCACCAGATGGTCGGCGGCGGCGGCGGCGCGCATCAAAACCAGCAAGGCGTGGCGAGCGGACAGACGGCGAACTACGCCAATAGCGCAGCCCCCGCTTCGGCGACGTTGTCAAATACCGCTGCTGGCTACACGACGCTCGGTGGTCAATGGCAGGCTGCTGCGGTGGTCGGCGCTGAAACTGATTATGCGCTCTTTGGCTATCAGGTTCCTGTCGGCACCAACATTCTTCCCGGAAAAACGCTCTACATCACCGACATTCGCATTGGCGAGACGGCGGTTACTGGCGCCGCTGTCGTTACGTCGACGCTCTTTCAATGGGCGCTTGCTGTCGGCTCAACGGCTGTCTCTCTCGCCACAACCGACGCTGCCGCCACCGTTGGTCCTCGACGTGTAGCGTTGGGGACGCAGGCTCTTGCTGCTGCTGCTGCGATCGGGACTATCGCAAGCGGGTTCCCAATGAACTTCTCGACGCCTCTTGCTGCGCCTCCGGGAACGTTCGTCCATGTGATCTTGAAGGTGCCAGCCGGCGCCGCTACCGCGTCCCTTGTGTTTCGCGGTACTGTTGCGGTTCACGGCTACTTCGAATGAGGATGAGATGCCCCTACAGAACGTTAGTGGGTGGAGCAAACTGAACGTGTACCCGCTGCAAAGCGGGCAGTTTGCTGCGCGTCCTGGTCTGCGGCGCATCCACACGCCAGACGCCGGTCGTAACTTCGTCGGCGGGTTCAGCGTCCTCAACCCCTACACGTCGGAAATCTGGCACTACCTCTTTGACGTCGTCAGCGCATCGACGACAGCGCTTCGGCTCCGCATCGTCGACGAAGACTTCGTCACTTGGCAGGAGTTTCCACTCGGCGTCAACGTCGACCCGCGCATCATCACTCACGCCGTCGTCGAAGGCGAAATCGTCATCACCAGCCCCGACTTCGACACCGTCTGGGGACTGATCGGCAGCGGCGTTATCTTTGCCAAGAAGGTGGCGTCAGATAACCCGGCGACGACAGCGATCGACATTCCACGCGGCATCTGCTCGTCATGGTGCAACCGCGTCGTCATCGCCAACGGTGCAAGCCTTTTCATCAGCGATCCCATCAGCGCTACCGGCGGCTCTGCGCGAACCTTCGTCGGTCAGAACCAGAACCAGCGCCCAGCACCCGTCTTTGGCCTGCATGAAGGTGCCGGTGGTCTTCTCGTCGTCCTCACCTCACGCGGCGTGTATGGCCTTGACGCAGCAGCAGCGGCAACGGGCATCGTCGGCAGCAACGGCACCGATTGGAGACTGCTGAACCATCACGAGACCTACAACTACGCCAGCAGCGCGAACATTCGTGGCCGTGTCTTTGCGCTCTCGCGCGGCGGCTATCTGCTCGTCGACATAGAAAATAACGAAGAAGAAGGTCTCGACGACGTCATGGCTCCCCGTGCATATGGGCCGCGCGTCGCCAACGATGACTACCGCTCTTGCCGCATGATCGGTGGCGACGAAGGGCCGCTGGTCGCTTATGGCGACGTCCTCTCCGTGCATGCTCTTGCTGACGATGTTCGCTCTTGGTGGACATGTGCCGTCGACACCACATTCCGTGCGCGAGGGACACTTCGTACAGCAGATGGAAAAGAACTGCTGCTCTGCGAGGACGGCGTCTATCTGCCCGGAGGAAACGTCGATGGAGAACAACTTCTGTCGAGCGAAGCGGCGACGCAGCCGAAAGCGGTTCTGGCGGGCATCGTCAGTACGGATCCTTCGGCCAATCCGACAGTCCGCGAAGTTACTTACGGTGCTTCCGTGGGTGGCGCTGGCTCTGTCTATTGCGCTGTTCGTGGAGATGCACAGTCGGCGACACCGCCGGCAGACACCAGAAGCCTAATCATCGGTACGAGCTCATGGGGCGCTACCGGCGTCATCTACCAGCCGACACCCGTCGTTAGCCGCCGTCTGCAGTTCAACATCAATGGCGACGATGTCAGCGTAGAGGTAGCAGCCGACTACCCAGAAACCAGGCTTCACGTCGGCGCTTCGGTTGAGTTCTCGCAGTCGGCTCCGCAGCGTCCTAACGATCGGGGCAACTAATGGCGCTCACACCGTTTACCGGCACCGTCACGCAAGCAGCGCTGCGGAACAACTTCGACGACAAGACGACGACGCTCACCAACAACGCCGTCGCTGGCCAGTCGGACCACGTCGTTTCCGTCACGCGCCTTGCCCTCGCCATTGCCGACGACATCAGCCTTCGCTGCGTCGACTTCACGCCAGCCGACGACTACGAACTGCGCGTCCTTCGACTCACTCTTGAGGACGGTACCGCTGGAAGAACCGTTACCGCTACCGTCACGGTGACTGACGGCGACACTACGTTTCTTCTCGACAAAACGGTGAGCGTCACCGGCACCACCATCATCGGCACCGCACACGCCAACTTGGACTTGCGCACCACGACGGGCGATAGGCTTCGTCTGCTCAAGGGCGTTCCGTATCGCCTGACTATCGGCGCACCGTCAGCCGGTCCCGTCACTCGCGCTCAGGCTTCGCTAGTGCTGCGCTCTCGTCGGAGGACCGGATGAAGGCTGCAGTCCCATACACGTTCAGAACCGGCGCAATCGTCGACGCCGAAAGTGTCAACGGCAACTTGCGTCAAATGGCGGCAGACGTCGGTCGCAACCTTAGCCGTCGCTACACCTACTGTCAGACAACCGTGCCGCTTACCGGCATGAGCAGCGCCGACAACATCGCATCGCGGACCATCTTCTTTCGCGACCCATCGGGTAGCCTTGACGCTATCGATCTCGTTGCCGTTGAAGCGGTCATCTACTCGGCCACCGGCGCTACTTGGACCGTCACCGTCACCAACGAAACGGTAACAGACAGTTTTACCATCAATACTGCTGGCGCAACGGCGAAAGCATCTGGCGGCATCACTCGCCTTTTCTCTCTTTCGCAGGCCACCGCGTACAGCAACGCTCTCTGGTCGCCGACGTCGGTTACCGGCTACCGCATCTCTTTGTCGGCCTCTGCGGCGTCGACCATCACCGCCGGCTATCTGGTCCTGCACTTTCGCGGCGACAGAGCCAATAACGCTAGCCACGCTGGGTATACGCCGACGCTTGTGCAGGCGACGACGTCATCGGCGGGCAGCATTCTCGATACGCAGCTTACGTCGTTTGAGAACGCCGTCTTGCGCGACACCAACAACGCCTCCGACTTCCGCGTGGAGTGCTATCTGGCACGCAACTTCGCCACCGCGCAGACGTGGAACGTACCCAGCGGCTCTTTGCGTGACGGCGCTGCTTCTCGATGCGCTGTCGTCGGTAACGTCGGTGAATCCGTACAGTTTGCGGTGACTCCCAACACCACGACCGTCAACGCTAACGGCACCGGCGGCGTCGTCTTTGGGGCGATCACCCCTGGCAACCGTACGGATGGTCCGACGACATCGGCAAACGACACCATCGTGACGCTTACGCCAGCCGGTGGTACCGTGGAACTCGCATACGTTTTCGTTGTTTGGAGGTGACCTTTGGCTCTCGCTATTCCCGGTACCGTCAGGATGAAAAAGAAACCGGCGGCAAAGCCGGTCACCTTGCAGACTGAGCAGAAAGCCGTCGCCACTCCGCAGGCACTTCAGACGCTTCAGCCTGCTACGAAAGCGCCGACGCCAACCGCCGCTCCATCTGCACCGCGAGAAACTGTTCCCGCTGCGCCGAAACCTGTCGTCAACGCCGGTGTTCCCGCTGGCACCGTGCAGACCGCCGCCGGCCAGCAAGTCAAAGCCGCTGCGCCTACTGGCCCGGCGATGACGACGTTTTCCAATCAACCGGCTCCACCGGGAGCACCGCAGCCGTTGCCACCGGGCAGTCCCGCCGTCAGCCCGCCAAGCACCACGAAGCCCGCCGAAGAACTTGGTGCCGTAAAGACTCCCGGCGTCGTTTCGTCGGCTCAGGATGCTTTTGCCCAGAAAGACGCAGAGCAAGCCGCAACCGTCGACCGTCTTCGTAGTCTGCGTGACCAGCAGGATCAAACTGCAACGGCAGACCGTCTTCGTCGTTTGCGAGAACAACAGCAGCCGGCAGAGCAGCAACCGTCATCGAACGAGCAGTTTGACGAGAACGTCCGAAAACTGATGGACCAGCTTCTTTCTGGTCAGGGAATGGACGTAAACACCGCCGAAGAAGAAGCCCTCATCAAGCAACTGATGGAGGATCGTCTCGGTCAGGGACTCGTCGAGCAACGCGCTAGAATGGGTCGTGCTGGCTTCGGAGCATCTGGTGCTCTTGCCGCTATGGAAGGCGACATTCGACGTCAGGCTGGGCAGCAAGCTACGCAGGAAACGCTGGGCCTTCGTCGCCAAGCGGAACAGGAAGCTATCGACAACGCTCTCAGGGCAATCGGCGTAGACGTCAGCAAGCGGCAAGAGGGTCGACAGTCGGAATTCGATCAGCAGTTCCTTGACGCTTTGAAATCCGCGATGGGGCAGGAGACTGCGCCGCAAGGTGGAACCAACCCGCTCGATGAAGCTGGCAAGCTGATCGATGAGAAGGGGCTTATCCAGGGCATCCCCGAACTTGCTGGCCAGACGTTTGAGGGAGCGGTCAAGGCGCTGTATGGCCCTGACGCCAACCCTGCCGACTACACGTTAATTCCGGTGCCGCCATTTATCTTGCCAATTCTTGGTGGTGCTAAAGGACCAATCGGTCAAGCGCAGAGCGCAATCATGGGCGCTGTGGGGGTCAAGTAATGTCCTACGCCGACATTCTTCTGCAGCGTCGCCAAGACGTCGAAGGCGCTTTCCGCAAGCGCTACAACCCCGCTGAAGACGTTCTTGCCTCGCTATCGGACATCGACAAGCAGATGCAGGATGCTAGTGCGCTGAAAGAAAAGCAGCGGCTGGAACAGGAACGCTTTGGCCTTGAAAAGACCCGTACCGAAGCGGAGACGGCGAAGCTGAAAGCTGAAACCGAACAGGCTCGCGAAGACCGTGCTGCCCTTGCGCGTGAACGTGATGCCAGAGCTGCCGCTGCGCGCGAAGAAGCCCGTCGCAAGGCGCAAGAAGAGGCACTCAAGGTCGGTGCTAGTGATGTTTATGGCCGACTGCTCTCCAAGGGGCAGACGCTAAAGAACATGCTGAGCGCATCAGGTCGCGATGAAACCGAAAAAGCCTACGCCAAGAAAATGGCCGATGCTCTTGCAAGCGGCACACCCGCCGACGTCGCCAGATTGGACGCCGAACTTGCCGATGCACAAGCGCGGCTAGAGCAGAAGCCTCCTGGCGGCTACACCGAAGCCGACATTCAAGAAATGGCCGACGCTCACGGTGTACCTTATGGCGCCATGTTGACCGCGCTGCAGCAGATCGACGCGGAGAACGAAGCTTCGCGCGCTGAGATGGGGCTGACGACGCAGAAGAGTGACACCGAAAAGGCGCGAGCCGAAGCGCAACGTGCACTTGCCAAGAAGTATGATCGTCAGGGCTTTCCGAAGCCGGAAAAAGAAAAGACCGGGCCAGAGCAAGATCTGAAATTGCGCCGCTTGCAGCTTGCCAATCTGATGGATGAAGCAAAGCTTGCCAGGTATCAGTCTGCTGCTGGTCTTGGACCAAATGGCGAACTGACCGACGCTGCGCGGACTGAAATTCAGCAGCGCTACGCCAAAACCGCGTTTCAATCTGCCGCTCTTGTAAAGCTGCGTGATCTTATCAATCAGTATCCAGATCTGAAAAACTATACCGGCCCTATTGACCAATACTACACTAAGCTTCGCTCAAAACTTGGCGACCAAAAGGCAGCGGAGATTATCTCTACATTCCAAACTGCGTTTAGCGAATACAAGCTTGCTGTTACTGGTCAGGCATCCGGCGAATACGAAACGAAAAACCTTGAGAGCAACATGCCGGGCCTCAAGGACGACATCTCGACGGTCATTGGAAAACTCAAGGCGCACGAAAACTTGTTCCAGCAAAAAATGGCAATCGATCGTGCCATGATTAATTCGCGCAACGTTTTTGGTGCCGATGCGCTCATTGGCGTCACCCCATCATCAGTCGAAAATAAATACACTCCCGCTGAAAAACAAGAAGCAGATTCTCTTGGAATCCAATTGGAGCAATAATGGCTAACGTCAAAATCTACAAAGTCGGCAAAGACGGAAAGATTCTTCGCGGTAGCATTGACGAAAGCCGTCTGCGTGAAGCTGTCATTGCTGGCTGGAAACAAGGCGAACCCGCCGCTGCTCCCGCTGCTCCTGCCGCACCCGCCGCTCCCGTCGCCGCCCCTGAAACGCCCGTTGCCGAAGCGCCCGAAACGACCTTTGGCGGCATGCTTGGCGGTGCCGTTCGCGGCGCTAGTCCTGTCGCTACGGGTGCGCTGCTCGGTGCCTTGACGCGCTCTCCGAAGGGTGTTGCTGCCGGTGCCGGTGCCGGTGCGCTGTGGCAGATGCTGGCCGATCCTGCGACGGGCTTCATCAACTACGCGGCGGGAACCAACTTTCCCATGCCGACGAAAGCCCTTGAAGACTTTCTGACTGAACTTGGTGTCCCAGAGCCGGACACCGCAGCAGAGCGCGTCGTTCAGCAAGCCACTTCCGGCATGGCCGCTGCGATGGGCGGTGTTGGTTTTGCTCGCGCCGCAGCTCCAGCAGTCCCGTCTGTTTCCCCGACAGTAACGCAGCGTGTCCTGCAAACGATGGCAGCAGATCCTGGCATGCAAGCCGTTGCCGGTGGTGCCGGTGGTGCCGCTAGCCAGATCGCAGCGGAGTCTGGTGCGCCTATTCCTCTGCAGATTCTCGCCGGCATGGGCGCAGGCATGGGCGCAGGCATGGGCGCGCGCATGTTTGCCGGTCGTCCCTTTGGTACTCCGATTGAACCCGGCAGCGTTCCGATGTCGCAGCTTGAACCTCCATCGGGCGTTGTCCCGTTGGCACAAAAATACGCTCAAGAAGCAGCCGATAGAGCGCTGCTCGCCAGGGGTGGGCCAGAACTGGCCGCAAAACTTGAAAAGGGCACTCTACGAACCTCTCCGCAGGAAGCTGCTCGCGTCATGCGCGAAACAGGCATGACGAAGACGTGGACGCCTGCTGGCCTTGCTGAGAAAGCCGGTGCCGTAAAGGCAGAGTCGGGTGACCTTCTCGGTCGTATTCGCGCAGAAGTCGACCGTCAGGCATCGGCGCTGCAAGAGCGGTCTGCTGCATCGCGTACAGCCGGTGAAGCGAAGAAGACTGAGCTGACCGCAAAGTACGCCGATAAAGTGAAGGCAGCAGAGGCAGCAGCGAAGAACGCCGCTGAGATTGAAACGGCTGCCAACAAAGCCGCGACTGATTTGGACGCTCAGAAAGAAGCCTTCATCAAGGCGTCGTCCGAAACAAAACAGCTCCCAGAAGGTGACGTCGCTCAGCTCCCCATCCGTTCGACTGTCGCCGCCAGCAAGGCACTTGACGTCAAACAGCGCGAAGTCGCCATGATGAAAGCCGCCGCAAAAAAGGCGCGTGCGGATGCCGACCGTCTGGCAAAAGAAGCGGCTCCGTCGTCATACGAGCATGCGCAGTCGCAGATGGACATCATCGAAGCGGAGCGTCTTGCCGGTGAGGCTGGTAAGCGGATGATTTCTGGCAAGCAAATGGCGCAGATCCTTCGCGATGAGGCAGCAGGGCTCGGAGCACCAGGGAAGGGACCAGAATCTATCAGCGGAGAAAAGAATCGCGGCATTTACCGCGCGCTTATCAAAGAGGCGAAAGCCCTTGAAAACAGCGGCGACATGACGCTTGAGACCGCAACCGAAAAGATCAATCGTCTTCGCAATACAGCAGCATGGGAGCGATCTCCTGATGCGAGCGTTCAGGCATCAGCAGAAGCCGCAAAATCGTCGACTCGCGCTCTCTCAGAGGGAGAACTTGGCGCTGTCAGTTCCGCAGAGGTCACACCGGATCTCTCCACGGTCCTTTCTGCCCGTCTTGCTCGCCTTGGCCGTGGAAAGACTGTTGCCGGTGCTCCGACGCCAGAAGAAGGGCTTCGCTCTCTCAAGCGCGCGTATGAAGTTTCTTTGCCTCTTGAAGAATCCGCGAAGGAAGAAGCTGCTCGCGTTGCCAAGTTGGGGTGGGCACCTGAGTTGACCCTAAAAGAAGGCAAAATTGGAGGCAGTCTTCTCCCTCCTGCGGTTACCCAGCGCTTTGTTCCGTCCATCAAGTCGAAGATGCTGGAAGCCGCAACGTCGACGCTCGGCGCTCCGTCTGCCGGCTACGAGATGAGCATGCTGGATAATGCGCCGGCAGCCTATCTTGCGGCACTCAGCGCGATCGATCAGAGTCTCAATCCTGAGAACCCCGAAGAACAGCAATCGATGGTGACGCCATGATGAAGAAACCCGCTGGTCAGATGATGGTGATGCTTCTCCCAGAGCACGTTATGGGCGCGCTGAAAGGCGGCGACGAAGCATCCGACGAAGGCGAACTTGTCGACGAAGCATCGGGCGAAGACGAAACGATGGACGAAGAGATGATGGGCAAAGGCAAGATGAAGGGCAAAACCTGCCCGACTTGCGGAAGCCGTTGTTGACCTAGAATAGCGCCGCGCTTACCATCGGCGCATGAACGACCTCTGGGCTAAATTCTTCGCGTTGCCTGTATCGGGTAACGCGAAGCTTCTTCTTTTGCGCCTTGCGCTTGAGCCGTACACCGAAGGTTTGCCGGAACCCCGTAACATTCGGGCGTTCTGCGATGAACTGAAGATGTACGTCCCCGAGTACGAGAAGGCGTACCTCGAAATCCGTGACCCGCGCGTTGGCCTGACGACGTCGCATCATCACGACCGTCCTCAGCTTCCGAAGAACGCCTGGGTGCGCGATCTCTTCAAGACCGCTCCGCAGCCTCTTCCCGCTCCCGCTAAGAAGGTGTCGAAATGAACGTTGGTCACGGTATTACTGGTCTGCTGCTTCAACGTGCCGCCGCCGAAGGCGCTCTCAAGCCGTCTGGTCCTCGACTGCTGCTGAAAGCTATTTGGGAAGAGCAGTCGCGCAAGTTCGACAGCGACCTTATGTCGTCGGTGAAGCTGAACATCGCCGACGCCGTCGCTTTTGAGGTGGTTGCCGTCAGCCCCGAAGTCCCCGCCGGAAAGTTCGCGGTGGGCGACATCGCGCTGAACGTCAGCATCAGCGGAGAGCGCGTCGATAGCAAGGACGACGGCTCACCCTACCTAATCGTGCATCACGAAGACGTCGCTGCGGTCTTGTCTGCCGATGCCCTGAGCGACCTTCTCAATGCGCGGGCTTCGGCGGTGTAGCGCCGCTTCCTGGCTCGTTGGCATTCCGCTTCAGCGCAGCATGGCAGGTAACACGCCATGCTGCGTCCTTTTAGGGGTAGCGCATCGCCACACCAGAAGCACTTGACCTCACTCGTGCTTCTCACAAGCCCTCTGTCCGCAGACGCGCGAAAGATACTTACGACGACGAACGCCGCAGTTGACGCAGAGATTGCCGACGATGCTGGCTACCTGCCGCTTTGCTCTCTCGTCGTCCTCTTTCTTCTGCTGCATGCGCCGCTTGTACTCAAGGTTCTTCTGGTGACACTCCCTGCAAAGCCCCGATAAAGTGGCGTCGACGAGTACGCAGTCGCACTTAGGGCAGTAGTGCTGCCACTTTAGCGGCTTCTCGTCGACGTTCTGCACCGGTCCTGCTCTAGGCGGCAACGGAGCATCGTCGTCGTCAAAGACGCCCATCTCAAAAAGCCTGTCACGCATCGGTGCCTCCGAAGATGTCTGGCGTGAACCCGCGCGCAAGACGGCTCAAGGCGTAGTCGTAGTGCTCTTGCTTTTGCTCAGCGCCGACAAAGCGGCGGTTCTCCATCAACGATGCCAGAGCTGTCGTGCCGCTGCCCAGAAATGGGTCGCACACAAGGTCGTTGGCGCGCGAATAGTCCCTAACGATGGACCGCATGAGGTTGAGCGGCTTTGTTCCTGCAATACCGCTGTCCTTCACCGTTGGTCCCTCGTACATGCCCGGTAAGCAGCCCCAAGTGGCCATAGCGCGCGTTCTTGGGCGTGAGACCATCAGATAGACGGCCCACGACGCAGGACCATCCCCGATGAGCCTAGGACGTTTCTGGATGACCGGCACCGGGGCGAACGGTAGCCGTTTATTGTCGCGGAACGCCTGTTCCCAGCAGCCGATGAGGTCATGGCTGGTCATCACCGCGATCCAGCCAGAGCAGCGCGGCGCCCAATGGTCGACGAAGCGGAATACCTCTGACGGCGACATCGCATCGTAGCTGATTGCTGTTCTTGTCGACTGCCCGGTGGCGGTACGAACCTGCTTCTCGCCTTCGTTCCACCCCTCATGCGTTCGTGCGCCGTAAGGTGGGTCGCAGATGACAGCGTTGACGGCGTCGACGTGAGCCAGCGTGTCCTGCCAGCGTCCTAAGAATACTTGTGCGGACATTCCCCCCGTCCTCTCTACTGCTTCATGTTCTTGTAGATGGTGGTCACGGTGGCCCATTCCTTGTCGGACCACTCGCTTTCCGGCTTGTCGATGCTCTTAGCGGCTGCTTTCTTTGCCGCCGACCACCGCTTGTGCTGCCACTTTGTCTTCACGAACGCTGGCATGCTGCCTCCTGCGCCAGTTCCAACTTGACCTGGCGAACTGTCTCACCACTACAGCATGCTCGTTCGCGGATTTCATCTATCGTCAGATGCGGGTTCTTGCGGGCGATGCTCTTCGCCAACTGCTTCCGCGCTTCGATCGCTTCCTTTGTCATCAGTCGACCGTGCATGCTGTTTCTCCAGTTCCTCAATACGCAAGAAGGCGTCGTGTAGTTCTGACTTTATGGCCCGAACACCGTCGAGCAACGACATCGACGACGAGCAGCCCAGCAAAGCGCGAGCGGTTCCAAGTTCGAGGACGTCGTTTGCTTTTGTCGTCGTCACGGCATTTCTCCTTGCGCTTCACGCATCCACAACGCAGCGGTTATCAGCGCTGCCGCCTCGCTGTATTCGATCGCGTTCCGGACCTCGACCCACACTTGTCTTTTCTGTTGACAGCCTACGCTACGGACCCGATGATGGGGGGGAGTGATCAACCGCTCACGTGCCGCCCTTTCCCCACTTGCTTGCCGGCGCGGGGG